AGGATTGTATAAAACGACAAGCATGAGCAGGAGTCAGCATTATAGGCTCCTGCTTTTTCATGCTTAGAGTTTATATCAATGCCAAGAAAAACCCACATACAAATAGCTTGCGATTTGTTTCTGACATACCGCTATGGTTGTTCAGGTTCCTTTTCAAATCAGTGAATGTACCTTTTATCTTGTTGTTTGTATTTGGCATCCCGCTACAGCCATCTTCCTGATAAGTGAACAGATATGGCAGATAGAAGTCTATGCTGTTCATTGCTGATCTAAGTCTCCGATATCTATAATGTGACTTGCCATTTTTCAGCTCTGTTCTTTTATTCAAAAATGCCTATGTAGAAGTCGGTTTATTGTAAGATAAGCCCCGACAATGAAGATTGCCGGGGCTTATTGCGCCTATGACCGTCAGGCGGCTTTGTCAAATTTTCAAGTATTAACTTTCGGTCTAGATTTCTATTGTTTCCGCAGCATGTCGAATTCTATCACTGAGATCCATAAGTGCGCCTTTGAGTTGTGCACGTTCTTCTGCATTAAACCCGGTCGGCTTCTTATTGCCATCTCTGCCATCCATTTTGTGGTAGAACCATGATGCAGACTTGGTGAAATATGTCCTTGCCAATTCACCCCATGAGATAGAAAGCAAGATGTCGTTCATCTGCTCTTTCATAGTCTTTGTCTTTTCTGATTGCAATGTTTCCATAACCTTTCCTTTCGCTCTGAGACCCCACTCGCTTGGAGTGTGGTCAGTTTCTTTAACCGTAAATCATTTCCTCAAAGAGTTCCACTGCGTAATGAAGCAGTTCCTGACTGCCATTGGGGTATGCCCTCTTGTAGTTTCTAATTGCCTCTAAGAGGTCGTTTTCTTCATTTGAAATTTCCTTTTTCATAAAATTAATACCTTAAAAATTTGACAACACAAAGGTAGTACAGATTATTGTACTATGCAAATATTTAGTACAATATTTTGTATTATGGCTATAATTTAACATTTCAGTGCCTGAATTGCTGATTGTAAGGGTATTTATAGAGGCATGACAGTAAAAAAGAAAAATATATGCAGAAAAGCGAGATTAGAAGATGGGCTGAATATAAGGCCGAGGTCGTGTCAGACCTACAGCGGCACGGTGCGACGTGGTATCTTGACAGGTACAAGTATGCTCTTGTCGATACTGACAAGAGGCTCGGCGACTATTGTATGGAGAATATTACGCACCCGGACCGCCATAATCTGTACGAGATATTGTCCGTGCGACGTTTCTTTCAGATGCTCAACAGGTACGAATGGGACAAAGCGGCGGTAAGGAAGTTTATCAAGTTCTACCAGGCACTTAAATTCTCAGGTCTCAATGGAAGGCAGCGTTACAGGCTCACTCCCGTACAGACCTTTCAGTTCGCAAATCTCTTCGGGTTCAAGGATGCCAGCGGCAACAGGCTTATTCAAAACGCCATATGGTTCGTGCCGCGTAAGTTCTCTAAGACTACGAGCGCGGCCGCGCTCGCAGTATGGGAACTTTTTTTTGGAGACAACAACGCACAGGCTTATGTCGCTGCGAACTCCTACAATCAGGCAAAGGTATGTTTCGACGAGATACGGAAGATAGTATGGGGTATCGACCCTTCCGGTAAGCATTTCCGTGTCAACCGTGAGAAAATAATGTGGCAGCGTTCGGGAAAGGTCAGCCGGGACGCTTTCGCCGAATGTCTTTCCGGCAAGGCTGACACCAAGGATGGACTGAATGCTTCACTTGTAATCGTCGACGAATATTCGCAGGCTAAAGATACTAAGACGAAAAGGGGCAGCGAACTGAAAGATGTGCTCACAACGTCCATGGGTGCGAGAAAGAACCATCTGTGTCTTGTTATTACCACTGCAAGCGATGTTCTTGACGGGCCATTCTACAAGGAGTTGGAAGGTGCTGAGAAGGTGTTGCGTGGAGAGGCCGAGAACGACCGTCTGTTTGCCTCCCTCTTCATGCCCGATGCCGATGACCGTGAGGATGATCCCCGAACTTGGGCAAAGGTGCAGCCCCATTTGGGAGTTACCGTCCAGCCCGATTACTATGCCAACGAGTATGCCAACGCCCAACTGACCGCTGACGACATGCTCGCGTTCCGCACGAAGAACCTTAATCTCTTTGTCAGAAACGAGGAGAAATGCTGGTTTACCGAGGACGACGCCCGAAAACTGCTTGCCGACTTTGACATCGAGAAATGCGGCGGAGATGAGGCTTTCGTAGCATTCGACCTCTCTGTCAAGGATGACTTCTCCGCCGTATCATATTGCGTCTACAGCGACGCCGTTGACAAGTTCTTGGTTACGACGGAATATTATTTCCCGGCCGAATGCCTGAAAGACCACCCCAACCGTGAGCTTTACAAGGAGTGGATAAGAGGCGGATACCTGAAACTGTGTCCTGGGAAGGTTATTGATGTAAGAATGATAGCAGAGGATATCATGTCTAAGAACCTGAATATAGTAAGGATAGGCTTCGACCCCTACAAAGCTCAGGATTTGCAGGCTATTCTGTCCTCCGGCGGCAACAGCGGCATACTGCATCCTTACAGGCAGACGTACGGAGCGTTCAACCTCCCGGTGGAGAGTTTTGAGATGATGGCATTTTCAGAGCCTCCACGGATTATGCTGAACAACAATCCTATCAACGCATATTGCCTTAACAACTGCTACATCGACGAGGACAATTTGGGAAACAAGAAGCCTGTAAAAATCAGCAGATACCGTAAGATTGACGGTGCGATAACAATGCTCATGGATATAGGCATGGCAGCGTCATATCAACGTTGATTTCTTCAAAATCGGTGACTATTTTTGACATGTCTTCGGTAATTATAGATGGACCAATAACGACATCTGCAATTAGAAGTGAATATATTCAAGAAAATAGGCAATATCTTTTCGCTCAGGCGTGAGGCAGCCAGTTCCGGCAATACGGAACGGGCCGCTCTCAACGCCTCCATACGGACCATTGGCGGTCAGGGCGGGCATGTGGTTGTCGCTGACTCAGACGGTGCGATGAGGCTGTCCGTCGTATACTCCTGCGTGCAGTACATCAGCAATGCCGTCGCAAACATGCGGTGCATGTACCAGCGCAAAGACTCGAACGGCGTTTATAAAGAAGATTACAAGAGCAATTTGCATTACCTCCTTACCGTTCAGCCGAACGTGGACTATAACGCGCATGACTTCTGGCAGAGGGTCGTTACGCTTATATTGCTCTCCGGCAATGCTTATATATACCCGGAATGGGACGTGTACAGCGGGCAGCTGCAAGCTCTGGTACTTCTCGAGGACGGCTCGGTCAGCTACGACCGCTACAGCAGAAGGTATGTCGTGTCGGATGCCGAGAACGGTATAAATGCCATACTTCACGAAGACGAGATAATTCACTTGAAAAACGTGGTTATCGACGGCAAGGTCGGCGTAGGAGTAATAAACTACGCAATGTTCACCATGGGCGTGGTGGCGACAGCCAAGCGGGAAGTTCAGAACAGATTTGCCAACGGCGGCAATATCCGCGGCATCGTCGGCAATAATACCAGCGTAACAGGATTTGGCAAGTACCAGAAGGACCAGCTCAGCGACGTTGCGCTTGACATAGACTCGAAGTTCATGTCCGGCAAGCACATCGTTTCGTTGCCAGGAGACGTACACTTCACGCCAATCTCTCTCAGCTCCACCGACATGCAGTTTTTGGAAACGTATAAATTTTCCTCTAAGGAGCTCTGCCAGTTCTTCGGTGTCCCTACCGTCCTTATCACAGGCGAGAGCAGCAGCACATACAAGAGCCTGACAGAAGCGAGGCTCGCTTTCCTAAGTCAGACCCTCGACCCAATGTTGAAGAAGATAGAGAACGAGATGAAGCGCAAGCTCATCAGCAGGGAAGCGTGCGGCAAATGCCGTTTCCTCTTTGACAGGAGTGCCATATACGACACTGACCTTCTCTCCAGGGCGAAATATCAGATGCAGACAATACAGACCGGACTGTATACAATAAACGAGTGGCGCACCATCGAGAACAAACCGACCGTCGAGGGCGGAGATGTGCCTCTTGTGAGCGCCAACCTCAAAGGTCTTCAACAGCTGCTGAGTGAAAAGGGTAACACTGATACTACAGTCGGCAGTAAATCCAATGATACGGAACTTGAAGATGATAGTAAAATTAACAACGAATAAGACTTACTGAATATGAATAAGACAAAGACCATAAAGACTGAGGCCTTCTTCACCGGCAATATCCGAAGGGAGCAGAAGGATGACGGCGACAGCCGGGTTATAACCGGCAACGCAATAGTCTTCGGACAAAGAAGTCTTCCTCTTTGGGCGGATGAGGATGAGGTCGCCTATGAGGTCATCGACGAGGGAGCGGTCGACGAGAACGTCATTGCCGAAAGCGACATCCTGCTGACTATGTTCCATGACCGTGAGAAGCTCCTCGGAAGATGTCGCAACGGAAAGGGAACTATGCAGTGCAGCGTCGACGGCAAGTCGGTGTCGTTCTCATGCGAGGTCGCTGATACCGCACTGGGCAACGAGGCTCTGTCTTCGGTCGGACGTGGAGACATTACAGGATGTTCCTTTATCGGAGATGTGGCGTATGATGATATAGAGAAGATAACACTCGACGGCAAGGATGAGGCCGGACGGACGGACAGTCTGTGAATATCATGTGAAGAAGATTATCAACCTTAAGGACTTCACGCTTACACCAAGCCCGGCATATCTCTCTACCGACACGGAGATAAAGCGAGAACTTGAATGTCTACAAAAGGATAAAGAACATGCAAAGGACCTGGACGCCGTAAACGAGGATGATAGCTACAAGGCACAAGTCGAGGAAATGAGGAAATCCACATTCAGGCCGTTCGGCTGTGAGTGGTAAAAAATAGACAACGAATTTGACCTAATATTGAAGAATATGAGTAACAAACCAAGAACCGTCGCTGAGATTTGCCGTGAGATAAACGCAAACTGCGACAGAATTAGTGAGATTGCATCTGCCTGTGAAAAGGAGAAACGTAACCGTACAGAGGCCGAGGATGCCGAATATACATCTCTTGTACGAAGTAACGACATGAACCGCATGATGCTACAGTCCATGCAGCGTCCCGCAAATGTTCAGAAGACCAGCGTACAGCGTGAGTCCATGCGCATCCTGCGTGAGAACCTTCGCGCCAACCGTTCGACAACGGTGATGCTTGTCCGTGAAGACCCTGGAGCGTCCGCCGGAGGTACAGAGAGTGTTTCCACCGGTGATGAGACCGTGACGACCTCCGACCTGCTTGGCAGCGGCATCATTCCGGTACAGCAGCAGACATTATTAAAGCCGCTTGACGAGGGCCTTATCTTCTCAAAAGTCGGAGTGCCGTTCCGTACCGGCCTGGCAGGTGATTATTTCTGGCCTACTTACGAGGGCGGCGAGGCTACCATCAACGGTGAGAAAGACGAGCTAAAGGCTACTAAGATACCTCTGAGCAAGCTCAAGGCCAGCTATGACCGTTTCGGCACTATGATTGTCGCCACACGGGAGAGCCTCACCCAGAGCGTGGGACTTCTGCAGAGCATTATAAACACTGAGCTCTCTGACCGTTTCGTCCGTGCCATCAACCACGTACAGTTCAGCCTTTCCAAGGTAACAGGCGCGAAGAATACGGAGGGCCCGTTCTCTTCAACAAAGAACATTGTGAATATAGGAGCAGTGCCAAAGCTCAAGGACTTCACGATGATGAAAGCCAAGGTGTTCGCCGAAGGCGTACCTTCCGACGGCTGCGCTTTTGTCATGACCGAGGGCACAAAGGCAATGCTTGAAGCCACGCCCGTAGACGCAGGCTCCGGCATTATGCTCGTTCAGAACGACCACCTTGCAGGCTTCCCGGTATACTGCACCCATTATATCGGCGACAACAACGTAGGTTTCGGCTCGTTCCAGAATAACCCATGGGGACAGTTCGGTCAGGTGTCAATCATCATTGACCCTTATACCGAGGCTTCGACAAACAGCGTGCGCTTTGTGGCCAACGCCGACTTCGGTGATGCGGTGCTCCGTCCTGAGGCGTTCGTACTGGGTAAGATTGCCCAGGCGTAACTCTTGTGCCGGCAGTGGGAATACGGTTTACCCTGTTTCCTACTGTCAATACGCGAATAATAACATGTAAATTTAATTGTCTTGATTTTATGGCTAATTCCGCACTTCTGGAGATGTTTAAGAGGCACATACATGCTGATGATGTAGACTGCGACGACGATATGCTGCAGTTCTATCTCGATGCCGCCGAGCAGCAGGTAGTAAGGCGTTGCGACTGCGACGAGGACAGACTGTATGTCGACGACGGCAAAGGCGGACGTGTGCTTCCAAAAGAGCTGCAACTCGCTGTACTTCTTCTTGCGAGCCACTACAATGACAACAGGGCGGACGCAAGTCCAGTACAGATGCACTCCATCCCCGACGGTGTGGAGGCCATAATCAAGGGATATACAGAGCTTGTTAGGAAATGAGGGCAGGACTATTGACAAAGAGGATACAGGTTTTCAAGAGTGGGATCTCCAAAGGCCGTACAGGCGCACAGAGGACATCCTGGGAAAACCTTTTTGGTGAAGGTAAGTACCTTCATGCACGTATTACCTATGGCAAGCAGGGCATGAAGGCAGTGAACGGAAACTTTGTCCTGACATCTGACATAACCTTTGATATTCGTTACCACTCTCAGATAACAGAGTACAACCGGATATACTGGGAGGGCCGCTGGTACGGTATAAACGCCATCAGACGTTATCCGGAACGTGGCGAGATGCAGATAGACGGTCAGCTGATAGATGAGTAAAGATAGATATATGAGCAGAAAAATGACATCATTATCGGCCGGGTATGCCATCTGCGGTGTTCTTCAGGAGGCTCTGAGGGACAAGGTAAATGGTGTGTTCCCCATAATCTGCACGAACAGCGACGTGAAGTATCCTTTCGTTACTTACAGACGTCTGGAGAGCGAGCGTGAGGCTACGAAATCAGCGTACAATGCAGACATGGACTCTTGCTCCGTCTCTGTCAGTGTCTTCGACGACGACTATGAGCGAGGGCTTTCCATCATAGAGGATGCACGTGCGGCAATTGAGGGCAAAACGGTTGAATATCAGGATGAGGCCGACCCGTCCGATACTCTTACCGTGAGATGCGCAAGGGTTACCAGCAGCGACGAGGATTGGAACGAGCAGGGCGCATTCGTTCAGGAGATTGTCATTACCTGCAAGATAAGATAGTAAAACAGAATTTTAAAAACAGATTTCATTATGGGAACAACAGTAAAGGATGATTACATTAACGGCAGCGACCTGCTGCTTAATGTTGGCGGAAAAGCCATCGGACACTGCACTACACACACGACGACCTTCAACAGCGACACCAAGGAACGTGCCGTGAAGCCTGTGGCGAGTGCCAGCAAGACCTCCGGGCTCTGGAAGGGCAAGGGCGTTACAGGTCTATCCATTCAGATCAAGGCCGACGGTCTGCGTGTGTACACAGAGTCAGAGAACGGCTTCCAGGAGGTCGCTCCGTCGTGGGGCAAGGGACAGAGTATCGAAGTCCAGGCTTTCCACCGTGGCGAGGACAATGCCCCGTATCTTAAGGGTAAGTTCATTATCGCAAGTCTGGAAGAAGTCGCCCCGGCACAGGATGACTCCACATACTCCATAACTCTCGACAACGACGGCGAGCCTGACGTTTATCCTGGCAAGGAGACATCCGGCACGGCCGCATCTGCTTCAAGTTCTTCACAGTCCTAAAAACATCAGAATATGTCAGAAAAGAACACTAATGGCAAGCCTTCACGCATTACCATCTGCGTGAACGGCAAAGATTACCCTTGTTATCCGACCATGGGTGCGGCCGTCGGCTTCAATGAGCTGACAGGACGCGACATCGAGGACATGAAGGGCACATCCGATTTCTCTAAATACATATACTGTTGCGCACGTTCCGCAAGCAGACGTGAGCAAGTGAAATTCGATATGTCGCTTGAGGACTTCTGCGACGGAGTTCTCATCGAGGACCTCAACAAACTTCAGTCTGCCTCTTCGAAGTCTGAAGCGGACGACGGTAAAAAAAACTGAGTACTACTGAGTGCTTGGGCTTTGCGTTAGGCGTGTGCGGATTGAGTTTCCATGACTTCTGTCTGCTCACGCCTTATGAGTTTCAGGAAGTTATGAAAGCACGTTCCGAAGCCGACGAGCGCAGCAGCCGTGATATGTGGGAGTGCATGCGTATCCTTGCGGCCGTCAGCGTGTCTCCATTCTCAAAAGGAAGAGTTCAGCCTCAAAGCATCATAAAGCTGCCCTGGGACGCACATCGGAATGACAGAACACCAACTGTAAGCAAGGAAGAGGATGTCAAGCGTCTGACAGCCCTTTTGTCGAAGATAAGGCATTGAATAAAACTTAAAGATATGACAAAGATAACATACAACAACCCTTCGGAATACCAGGGCAAAGAGTGGGACGAGTTGCTCCGGGCAATGAGTCCAAGAGACATAAAGAAAACTTTGAAAACCTCATATCGGCGTATCGGCAAGATGATAGCTGATATTGCACGTAACGACCTTGCCAACTCAGGCTTGCACAATGCTGTAAAGATGAAAAGGAATATTAGGGTGTATGCCTTTTCAAGAGGCAGCGGCTTTATGGTTACGGCAAAACCTCACGGGAAATCCGGGTACTACAAACGCTCGCAGGATGGAGCGGAAAAGCCGGTAGCTATGTGGGCAGCAGAGGGAACGAAAGAACGCCATGTTAACCATGGCAGACATATATATCCGGTTGGAAACGGCCAGTTCCGCACGATGAAAGGTACGTGGACTGGCAGTATGCCCGGTTACTATTTCCTTAAGCGTGCCGGTCGTATGGGAGAGTCTATAACCGACAAAAATTTGCAGTCGGAAATCAAGAAAGCAGTGTTTGAGCGTATCTCGAAAACGAGCTGGCATTAGAGGGGAGAGTGAAAGCCTGAACCTCCACTGGAATTACGGTCGATGATGTATACTATCAGATAGGATGTTATAGGCAATAAGATAAAGCCTGAAATAAACATTGCGGCGTTGTATATCGTCGCGGCAACGTAAATCATTAAGACATTGATTATAAATGCCAATATTACAACTTTATCGAACGTTTTCATACGCTTCTGCTTTTTGTTATGACAAAGTTACAGAAAAAAGAACATATTGATGTAATAAAATAAGAAAAGATTACTAATTTAGACTAAGTATAATTTATGGAGACAGACCTTAATTATTATATACATCTTGGAGTCATCGGCAAACAGGAAATAGTATAGTAAGCACCCGAGGAAGTCTACGCATGTGATCTGACAAACCTATAATACCTTTGCATTCATAATTCTAAATCATAGATATTATGGACAAGTATTACAGGATGTCGAAATCTGCTTTTCTGGATATTCATCGTCGCCAGCAGCAGAGCGGTTTGACAGTAAAAGACTTCTGTGCTCAAGAAGGATTCAGCAAGACCAGTTATTATCATTGGCGCAGCCAGTTTGGCCTGACTGACAGATCTACGGTGAGTGATCCTGTTCCGCCGGAGAAAAGAATGATACCGATAGAAGTAAAGGACACGGAGGAGAAGCCTCTAAAGGAGGCAAGCATTTCCACGCCTTCATCTCCAGAGCCTTCGTTTTCTGAAGGTATAACAATGATGCTACCGAACAATGTGAGTTTCCACTTTGATGGAGACTCTTGCAAGATAGCAGTGGGCATCATCGATAAAGTCCTTGGTCATGTTCTGTCTTAATGACACGATGCGCTACTTCCTTTGCCCAGGCGCGACAGACATGAGAAAAGGGATGAATACCCTTAGTGGCATTGTGGTCAACCAAATGGGACAGTCCTTGCGTTTTGGTGATATCTTCATCTTTGTCAATCGGAAGAAAGATACGGTAAAGCTTCTTTCTGCTGAGGATGGAGGCCTGGTATTGTATATAAAGAAACTGAGCAGAGGAAGATTCAGACTGCCGGAATATAAACCTGGCATAAAGTCCTTTAGCATGGAGTGGCGAGACTTGGTTATGATGGTTGAAGGCATCATCGAGAACCCGGACAAGCGTCAGAAAAGAGTGATTGCGCCTCGTTAAAAATAGTCGTAAATTACTGATAAATAAACGCTTGTAAACTTGCATTTGTCAAATATATTTCGTACCTTTGTACGTGTAAACAAGAATATAGAATGACACAAATGGAAGCGATATCACAGCAGTTAGTCGCCTTGCAGATCAGACTCGGCAAGGTGGAGCGTGATGACGCTTCCAAAATCAAGAGTCTTACTGAAGAGAACGCCAAGCTGAAAGAGAAGAATTTTCAGCTTGAGGCGCAGCTTGCCTGGTTCAAAAGGCAGGTTTTCGGATGCAAGTCTGAAAAGAAGAAAGCTGTAGATCCACGCCAATTGACGATTCCCTTTGAGGAGTGGCAAAATGAGGCTGAGCAGATAGAAGAACAGCGCAAGCAGGCTGATGAAGAAATAGCACAGCAGAAAAAGGAGGCGACTCAGAAGAAGGATAAGAAGCATCCGACTCGTCTTATGACCCAGGGCTTGCCCCGGCGTGAGGTCATTGAGAAAGTGGAGGGCTATGACTTGAGTAAATACAAGCTCCTGGGATACGAGGAGAGTGAAACCTTAGAGACAGAGCCGGGTAAAATGTATGTGCTTGTTCACAAGAGACCTATTTATGGTCTTATCAACGGCTGTGTTTTACCTCCTAAAGGACAGCCAGGCATAATTATCGCTCCGGCCCCGGTCGTTCCCATCCCCAAGGGACTTCCTGGCTTCAGCTTGATAGCCGAGGTTATGCTTGATAAGTTCCTCTATTATCTTCCATACTATCGTCAGCATCAGAAATACCTCCATCTTGGCATAGACCTGCCTAAGACCACTATAGAGGGATGGTTCAAGCCTGTGGCAGAAATGCTCAAGCCCCTCTACGAGGTCCTTCAGACTGCGGTGCTCACTGAAACAGACTACCTTCAATCCGACGGCACTACGATACCAGTAGTGAACAAGGAAACACACAAGGCATTAAAAGAATACATCTGGACCCTCCGAGCGCCGCTGCTAAAACTGATTTGTTATACATATCCTAATGAAGGATCCAGGAGCGGAAAAACAGGAAAAGAATTACTTGGCAACTTTAAAGGTTACTTGCAGACAGACGATTACAATGTATATGAGTCCATTTGCAAGGAGGCCTTGGCGTGCCATGTCGGCTGCTGGGCTCACTCAAGAAGGTACCTGGAAAAATCAGAGAAGGAGAATGAAAAGATAACTGCCAAGCCGATGGCCTGCATACAACAGATGTATAATGTAGAGCATATCGCTGACAGTAAGAATATGACTCCGGAGCAGAGAAGAGAGCTCAGGCAGAAGATGTCTGCGCCCATGATCGATGCCCTGGAGGGATGGCTTATAGAGGCAGCCGGACTACCTGAAGTTCAATACCGTCCCAAGGGACTTCTCGGTAATGCTGTCAGCCATATATCAAAGATCATGAGCACGCTCAGGGTCTATCTGACAGATGGCAGACTCGAGATTGACAACAATGGTGTAGAAAGAGCACAGAAGAACATAGTCATAGGACGTAAGAACTGGCTCTTTGCCGGCAACCATGAAGCAGCGGAGAACACTTGCATTATAGTCTCGCTTCTTGCCTCATGCAAGGAATGCGGTATAAACCCACGCGAGTGGCTGATGGACGTCATGCCAATAATGGCCAAATACAGGGATGAAAAGTCTATAACAGGAAAGTATCCTTGTAACGTCGACTTGCGTTCTCTGCTTCCGGATAAATGGGAAAGCAAAAATCCGCCAAAGTCTAATACTATCTAAAAATAAGAGTAGTAGTCATAGACACCAGTCTAATAAAATTTATAAGAATCTAACAAGCGTAGACTTCCTCGGGTGCTTACATAGTATACACCAAAAACGCCGTTAAAGAGTTCGGTAAGGCTTTAGGAACAATTCCGAACAAGGCTGACAATGTCCGCAACTCTATTATTAAGTGGGGAACTTTGTCCAACACTCTGTCGGTCGCGCAAAACAGTGTTCAGCAAATTGCCGGTGTCATGGATACGTTTATTCAGAAGTCCAACGCTGCTACGGAAAGTCAGACAAAGCTCCGCACGGTAATGCAGCAGCGTATGTCGGCGACCGACGCTGACGTTTCTTCTGTCAACAATCTCATAAAGGCACAGACCGAGCTAGGAGTTGTAGGCGGTACAGTTCAAAGGAGTGGCATGCAGCAGTTGGCAACATTTGCAAGTCATAAGGAGACACTTGAAAAGCTCTTGCCGGCAATGAACAACCTGCTCGTGCAGCAAAACGGCCTGAATTCTACGAACGAGAACGCGGTGGGCATTGCAAACCTCATGGGTAAGGCTCTTATGGGAAACTACTCTGCGTTAAAACGCGTTGGAATAACTCTTACAGACTCTCAGATTGAGATGATAAAGATCGGCGACGAAGGTCAGCGTGCCAGTGCAATCGCTGAGGCTATAACGCAGAATGTCGGAAACATGAACGCCGAGATGGCAAAGACAGATGCCGGAAAAGTCAAGCAAGCGACAAACCGGTTCGCGGCTCTACAAGCAACTATTGGCTCTATGATGTCGCCATTGCAAGCATTCATAAACCAGTTCGGACAATTTGGACTTGCAGTGAGCGGCATATCACAGCTTGCAACAGCATTAAGGGGCGTTGGAACAGCCATGGGGCTTAATACAGCCATTGCCAAGATACATGCCGCCAGCATGCTCACCACACAGCTCGCCATGGGTGGGGTGTCAGCGGCAGCTACAAGAGCGGCATATGCTCTTACGGCCGTAAAACTGGCTTTCCGGGGCATACTAATTGCCACTGGAGTTGGAATTGTTATTGCAGGTATTTCTGCGGCATTCGAAGCTCTTTCGTCATCATCGGGAACAGCGGTCAAGCAACTTGACAGTACTAAAGACAGTGTTGACAGCCTTGCCAATGCTACCGAGGAGGCCAAGAACAGCATAACCAGTCAGGTTGCGGCTTACAATATGGCCATCGCAAAGACAAAAGATTTCAAAGGCTCCAAGGAAAAGGAGAAGAGCGTCGTCGAGGAGTTGAACAACACATATGGCAGCACACTGGGCGTGTATTCCAGTGTTGCGCAATGGTATCAAGTACTTACGAGCAACGCCGCAACTTACACAAAGATGCTCCTTGCACAGGCGAAGATGCAAATACTCGCAAACAAGGCCGCAAAAGACCAGCTCGACCTGGAGGAACTGGAAAGACAACATCCTGACTTGAAAAATCCTACCGTTTCGACAAAGGGAGGCCGGACCATATATCTTCCTAGCGAGAGAGACCTGAACGGATATGACCGAAACCTTTCGCCATCTGAAAATGCGCAGGTCAACCGATTGAAGAACTTAAGGGTTTCAAAAGGTTCTGACGGCAAGTGGAACGTTGATAATATTGCAAAGACTCACAGTCAGTTAATGCAGTCTATCGCACAGGAAACAGAGCAAATAAACTCTCTGCAAAAAGAAATAGCAGGATACCAGACAATCTTTAAGGCAGCTCCGGCACGGGGAGGCGGCAAGTATGGTGGCGGCGGTCATACTCCTGCTAGAACTGGTGGCAGGCATACGCCTAATAGAACTGGTGGCAGGCATACGCCTACTAAAGGCGGCAGCGTAAACTCCGACAAACAGAAGTCGCTTATAGTGAAGGACACAATGAGTTATTCCGACTATCTGAACAATTCGGAATACTATCAGCAGGAGATAGACAAGCTCGACGCCAACAATCCCGGCGACATGAAGAAGATAGAGAACCTATCGAAGCTTAAGAATTTGGTAGATGGTAAGCGTATCGGTATTCACGTATTGCCACAAAAAACTGATCAAGAGAGGAGGCTTTCCCAGTTTTGTTAGTCTTTTGTGGAAGGTTGCCAACGGTCTGGCAATAGGTTTCTATAATTCTCCAATGGTG